TAGCGCCGCAGGCATACAGAAAGCAACATCACTAGTTAGTGCAACTGCTGCTGTTCACGTAGTTCAGCATGTAACAGGCGCACTAGTTATCCAATCAACTGACGGTACAAGAAGATCATATCACTTCCACACAGCGTCGGCAGGAGCTCTCGCGCCTGCTGGCACGCATGGGTCTAATCCGGCTGGTGTCATTATTGCTTCAAGTGGTCGATCTGCCAACCAAGTTGCAGCTGAATTTGCTGCTGCGCTCACTGACTCTGATGGGCATGGGTCAAAAATTACCGGTGCTGGATCGGGCGGCGCTATTACTTTCTTTACCCAGTCTCTCGCAGGACTCGAAGGGAATACAACTATTGCATCCCAGGCAGCTGCAACAGCTGCAACATCAGTAAGAACAACAGGGCTAGATATCAACCAGTTTGCATCTGGTTCGACTCAGGGAGGCGCTGTTCCAATACTTAGAGGTGTTGTCTTGGCACCAAGTGGTGTTCTACTCACACTCAGCGGTAACATAGGGCCAGTCGCCGCTAGAAATAAGAATGCAGCCCCGGCCGCAACTCTTGTTGCAGACGAAGACGGTTCAGGAGCAGCTGGAAACATACGAGGCCACACTACAGGATCTGTGACTCTGTCAGCAGGTTCCCAAGAATTCGTTATGCTTATGAACGGATATAAAGGTACAACTGCAAACCCAACTGTTGTTACTGCTTCGTTCGACATGCTCGCTCCTAACTACCTATCGAACGTCTTAAACACTGACCCGCTTAAAATAGAAGAAAAAGGTCACTTGCTTTATGCTCACTACGATGTCCATCCAGATTTAGCTTCTGTAACTGGATCTGGAGCAATCAGGCTAGACAAGACAACTGATAGTCAAGAGCCTATCGCCTTCATCATGACTTCTTCACAGGCAAGAGTTGCAGCCGAAGCAGGCGCTCCGTCGGCAAATGTTCCTGTCTACGAATCATTTGAAGATAGATTCAGCAACGCGGTCTCACCATTTGTTACATCTCAAAAGTTTGGAACGACACCTTACGATCTCTTTAAGTTAGAAACTCTTTCTGACGGAGCTGTGGTATCAAGTAAATTTAAGGTTTCAATTGCAAATCTAGCTAAATCAGATTCTGATACAGATAAGTTTGGAACATTTGATTTACTTATCAGAGACTTTGATGACTCTGATGAAAAACCAAGAGTCCTTCAGTCATTCAGGGGTCTGTCTCTCGACGCAGGATCATCTAGATTTATTGGTAGAGTTATTGGTGATAAAAAAGTTTTCTACAACTTTGATGCGAATGAAGATTCACAAAAGATAGTCGTGGAAGGATCTCATACAGTAAGATCAAGATTTGTGAGAGTTGTTCTCTCTGACGCTCTCAAGAACAAAGAAGTGCCAGAAGAAGCGCTTCCAATGGGCTTCAGAGGCCCTAGACACTTGAACACTTCAGGTTCTCTCCTCGCTGCCCCTGCTGTGAATTCAACACTTTCAGTAGGGACACTGCAGAGACACAAAGAGGTGGTAGAGCTTCCAATTCCGTACCGCCAGTCTGTGTCACAAGGCACTGGTCTTGAGAAAAGAGCAGACGTGGCTCTCTACTGGGGACTGCAGACAAGTCTTAGAAATAGTGTTACAAAACCAAACCAGCCCTCACCATTTAACGAGTCAGTTAGATCTTACGTGAAGCATTTCCCTTCACATAGAAAAGATGCAATGAACTTCATGGAAGGTGAAAACCCAGGAAAGGCAGATCTCGCAGGTACAATTAGAGATTCCGATAGGTTTAACAATAGCAGATTTAGCTTAGAACATATCAGTGTCAGAACAGGATCTACAGGCAAAGCAGATGCTGAGTATTGGTTGAGTGCTTCATACGTTAGAAATGGCACAATTACTCCAAATGAAACGCTCAAGACAAGAGCACTCAGAGTTTCAGATCTAGATGTTGTAGCTAACAGAAAATATCTTAAGTTTACTTTCCCACTTCAGGGCGGATTTGATGGTGTCAATATCTTTAACAAAGACAAGAGAGATCTTTCAAATAACGCTGCTAAGAGAGAGATGGATGATGAGACAAACCAGGGTGGAACATCAGGCCCTACAGTTGCAGCTTATAGAAAAGCAGTCGACATCATGGGTTCAACCTCAGATGTGGATATTCAGCTCTTGACAATACCTGGCATTAGACACGCATCTGTCTCTGACTATGCAATTGATGCGATGGAAACAAGATTTGATGCAATGTTGATTACAGACATCGAGGAGAGAGATCAGTTTAACCAAGTCATCACAAGCTCTGCTCAAAGCCCACACGTCGCAAATACTGTCACGGCATTTAAGAACAGAGCACTTGACAGCTCTTTTGCAGCTGCTTACTTCCCCGACGTGACGCTTGAAGATCCAGATACTGGTGCTCTTGTCCCTGTCCCACCGTCAGTTGTTACTCTCGGTGCATACTCTCTAAACGATAGAGTTGGTCATCCCTGGTTCGCTCCAGCTGGATTCACAAGAGGTGCTCTTAACTCCGTCGAGATGTCAAACGTCAAGCTTAACAGAGATAATCTCGACGATCTTTACGATGCGGACATTAACCCACTCGCACAGTACCCAGGTCGTCCACTCTCAATCTGGGGACAGAAAACACTTCTTGCCGCACCTTCTGCACTAGATAGAGTTAACGTCAGAAGACTCTTGATAGATGTCAGAAGAAAAGTCAAGAGTGTTGCAAACACACTCTTGTTCGAGCCGAACAGAACTGAGACACTTCAGAAGTTTACTCAGCTTGTCAATCCAATACTTCAATCCGTTCAGGATGCACAGGGCGTCGATAGATTCAAGGTGATTATCGACACTACGACAACAACGCAAGCAGATGTTGAAAACAATACAATTCGAGGCAAGATATTCTTGCAACCCACCAGATCTGTTGAGTTTGTTGCACTTGACTTTGTTGTCACAAATGCAGGAACAACTACCTAGAAAACACTATATATTATATCGAGGAGAAATAAATGGCAGAGACACTTTCAGTCACAGACATGCTTCCTAATAAGTTTGAACCAAAAAGATCTTATCGGTGGGTTCTTGCAATAGAAGGCATTGACGCATTTTTGGTGACAACAGCCAATAGACCATCAATAAGCATTACTGACAAGAAGATTGACTTCATTAACAGTTATAGGCGTGTATCAGGCAAGCTTGAGTTTGGAGATCTTTCCGTAAAGCTTCACGATCCAATTGCACCTTCCGGTGCTCAGCAAGTCATGGAATGGATCAGAACGCACTACGAATCAGTTTCTGGTCGTGCAGGTTACGCAGACTTCTACAAGCGAGACATACAACTTAAAATGCTGGATCCAATTGGTACAGTCGTTGAACTTTGGGATATCAAAGGTTGCATCTTGACAAACATCAACTACAACAACTTAGATTACGGTGGTGATGATGTCATGATGATCGATCTTACTATCAAGTTTGATAACTGCGTCTTGCAGTTCTAAATTAAGTTTTACTCTATTACTAGGCGATTGTATATTATGTACAATCGCTTTTTTATGGAGTAAGAATGTCAAAAACAGATTTGCTGGGAGATATACCCGAAGGCGTCCTAAAACAAAATGTCATGAAGGACGAGTTTGGTTGGGAAATTCCTATTGAAATGATTCCGCTGCCGTCGCGGGGTGCTATATACAATCCCGATAGTACACTATTCAATAGAGAAACTTTAAAAATTAAAGCAATGACTGCTAGAGAAGAAGATATTTTAGCTTCTCCTGCTTTTCACAAAGAGGGTACAGCCTTAACTCACTTAATTAAGTCCTGTCTTATTGATAAAACTATCGATCCTGAGGCTCTTATTACAGGTGACAGAGTTGCACTTATGGTCGGAATTAGAGTGACCGGTTACGGACCTGAGTATCATGCAAGATCAACTTGCCAATCATGTGGTACAGTAAACGATTTTGCAGTAGATCTTAGTACACTGCCGATTAAGAGACTAACAATTGATCCTACAGGTCAGGGTAAGAACGAGTTTAGCTTTACACTGCCAGTGACTAAGAAAAAAGTGATTTTTAAAT